CTGATGTAGATGGTTGTTCCATCGGTACAACGGTTACACCAGGTTCTGCGACTGGTTGTGATACATTTTGTGCAACACTTCTACTCCTACTTATTGATTCCAACATTGATGGTGGAAGACTTCCATACTTACCAATATATTGTTCTTGTCTGATGTATTCTGAAGTTTCTGGATCAAGAACTTTTTTGTTTGGATTCAGTTCAGAACCCATTGGTTTTGATACATCTTGCTCACCATTACCAATGTCAACGGTAGATAAAGTTGTCTCACCATACTCTGCCTTGACATTTGGATCGATAGGGGAATCTTCTTCTTTAGATTCTGGTCTATCAAGAACCGTTGCCATATTGACAGTAGTGGATTGAGGTTCTATTTGAACTGATGAATATGTGTCTTCAGATTCTTCAGTAACTGGATTCAATGCGATACTTAAAGGTTTGACTTGAGGTGCTCCTTCTGCCGTTTTTTTCTGTAGCAACTCTGTTTTGGTGAAGAACTTTCCGTCACTGGAAAGAGACATTCCACCTGCTGCTTCTGGTTGATTTGGATTATAAATTTCAAATTTTGAACTATCATCAGGGTTTTCTGGATCTGGTTCATCATTGAATAATCTACCACCAGTAATTTTATTAAGTATACCTTTAGCTTGATCCGTAAGGAATCCAAGGAACTGTAAAATTGGTCCAGAGAATATAGCAGCTGTCGCCACTGCTGCTAACTTAAGACCAATACCACCGAATACACCAATCAGTGCTGGTACAGCAAGTTTAAAGGCAGCAAAAACTGCACCAGCAACCAGTAAATTCTTTAATATATTATTCTTGATTTCATTCAACTTATCCATGTTGCCTTCTTTATAAGCAACAATAGTTTCAACACCCTTTTGTAGTAACCATCCGCCAGCGATTGTCGCAAAGAATTCACCCAATCTACTCAATGTAAATTGTGCCTTTGCTGCTATTCTTTGTGCTGGTGCGATTGCTGCCGCTTCAATCTTCTTTTCAATCGCACTTTCTTTACCTTCACGCAGTTTCTGCTGCGCTAATCTATTTTGTAATTCTGCCTCTTGTTGATCCTTTGCTTCTTCTAACTCGTTCTGTGCTCTTAGATTTGTTCCAATAACTTGTAGAGAACCTGTCAGTGACTGCATCTGAGCAGACAGATTCTGCATTTGATTGGAAAGAATTCCAAGTTGTAATGAATTTCTAGTTATTACTGCTTTTGTCTCTGGATCAGATTCCACCAAGGCACCAGGAGCAACCGCTCTGCCAGTATAGGCAGCGGCGGATATTCTCGATCCTCTACCAATGGGGGTACTAACCATTCTGTTGTGCCTTTAAGTTTTCTTCTTCAATATACTGTTGGAGGAAAGCAAGATAAATTTCTTTCTCCCACGGTATCATATTTTCTAACTCTGTTAAGCTATATTTATGATGTTGCATCAAGGCAAAATTGATTCTAAAGTATGACTCAAGGTCAGTATGAGCCATACTTATCCGAAAAAAGATGCCAGTCCCTCTAATACAATAGTGTTGTCTTTCCCTGTATTAGGATTGCTAACAGTAATTGTATGCGAAAGTTTGGGCATAGTTTCAAAGAAGGTTTCAATTTCTTTGAACTGTTTGGAACTTAATTGTTCGGCAAACTCTTTCAATTCTTTTTTGGTACAATCTTTTGCTGACCAAGATTCTTCTTCATTATATACTTGCTCAATGCATGATGTCACAATATCAAACGTATCATCAACACTAATATCATTAACAGCAAAGTTATTTTTAATAAACTCCTTCATAGAAGGGTATCTCATACGAAGAGTTAAACTGTCATCCAGTTTAATATCTTTACTGTGATTTTCATCTTCTTGAATTTGAATCTCATCCAAATCAATAAGAGTCGGAACTTTTGTGGTTCCATCATCAGGGCAGGTAATAAGAACTTCTACCTGTTCACCAACAGACTTTCCACGAATATTCAAAAATAGATATTCAATATCAAATGTAGCAAGTTCATCAACCTTTACTCCTCTCGTTGTAATACAAGAAGAAATAACATCTTTTACTGCATTGGCAATCATGGTCGTGTCTTCACTCTCCATTGCCATAATCAGAACTTTTTCTTCTTTCACTAAGAATGGTCTGTACTTAACTTTTTTCTTAGTAGAAGGGATCACCAACTCATAAGTTGGTGTAGCAATTTTTGGTAAAGGCATAATATCCTATAACAAGTCAGTAAAATTATTTAGATGGGTTATTGAAATCTAGTTCCCAAGAAGTCAGCATTAGAAAGTTGTTGGAACGAAAGAATTGTTGAATCTGGATCAAACGCATCAGAATTAAAAAATCCTTTTCCAATTTTTGGTGGTTGAATACCCAAGTCAAGACCAAGATCTGTTCCAAGATCAATTCCACCAAAAGCACTGGTTGCCTGATTAGCGGTAGGACCACCATTAGTTCCTTCTTTACCATTATCATCACCAACCAATTCATTCAGAGAACGGGTATTTCCAGAAACATATCTGTCAAAGTGGAAGTTAGCACTACACTTAAGAAGATTAGATCCATCATAAGAAACTGGTACCGCATTCAATGAAATTGGGAACATTCCAAAGAATCTATACTCAATGTATCTCTTATAGTCCTTTTCAAACTTGGTGATTCTGGTTTCATCACACTTATAAGAGTCAGGATACTGCATCCTAAAGTGATAACCATCACGCAACTTATTTGCTCCAAGAGCATCACTACCAGAAGCAATGAATTCAGTCCAATGCTCTAAAAATTTTAATGATCTATATGCGTTATCCACATAGAACTCCATTTCCATTTGAATGAAAGTTCTGGTGTGAGCAAACTTTTCAGTGACACCATGGAAGTGTCCTATAGCATCAGCAGTTGCAATCCCATTACCAGGAAGTGATGCTCTATTACATAAGAGTGCCAGATTATCACCAATAAATCTGTAATCCATACCTCTCTTCTTGAGATATGCTTTCAATGGTGAAGGCAAACCACCAAACTGAACTACAAAATGTGAAGTTTGAGCAAGTTGTGTTAGTGTTGGTTTTATCTGAGATATCTTTTTAGGAAATGGTCTAGGCACTCTAAATATCTAACAGGTGATTGTTTAGTTATTTAGATGGCATATAGAGGAAAATACAAACCTTCCTATCCAAGGAAATATAAGGGTGATCCTACTAACATTATATACCGTTCTCTTTGGGAACGCAAGTTCATGTTGTATTTGGATTTAAATGAAAATGTTTTAGAATGGCAGTCTGAAGAAATTGTCATTCCATATAAGTCGCCCATTGATAATAAAGTACATCGTTACTTCCCAGACTTCTTTGTTAAGTACAAGGATAAGGGTGGCAAAGTTAGATCATCTTTGATTGAAATCAAACCAAAGAAACAATGTTTACCTCCACCTAAACCTAAAAGACAAACAAAAAGATACCTGAACGAAGCGTATGAATATGCTAAGAATCAGGCAAAGTGGAAAGCAGCAGAAGAATACTGTGCAGATAGGATGTGGGAGTTTAAAGTCATGACGGAGAAAGAACTCGGTATCAAGTAATGGCAAAAAGACCAACACAAACAGATACTAACGTAAATAGACTTCGCGGTCTTGTTGATGAAATGACAGGTCTGAAAGATCCTGATGATAGGATGCTTGAGGTTCTGGATGTATTAGAACCAACTCCCGTAAGATTGATAGAAGTTGGAAAAATATATTTGTTTATTTACAGAGCAAAAACACCTGGTCTTTTATTTGATTCAAATCCCTTCATAGCAGTCACAGATGTATTTCAATGGGGATTTCGTGGATTCAGTGCTCACTGGAGAAAACCAAGACAATATACATGGAATGAAGTGGGATCAGAAGTGTATGAAATCTTCCGATCCGAAGTAAATGATGTTCTTAGACTGTCACTTATGAATAAGCGACTAAATAATTGAAAAGTGTCGTCATAGATGACTAAGAAAAAGACAATTGGTGGTCCTATGAGGTACCCATTAGCTGCGACAGGAGCGCAGGGTAATGGGAACAAGCAGGATATGCTGTATATTAAAATATTTGAGCGTGTAAATCGTGATATTCTTGCTGATGGAATGTTTACGACAGAATATGCACCTTTACGATATAAAGACACTAAACAACCAGTGTTAAACAGCGCAGGTGAGGTAGTTTATCAAAAACGTATTAGTGGTGCAAATGCTTTACAAAGGATTGATGCCCATTTTAATAGAAGCGACAATATAGAAGCATATCAAAAGAATGTTCGTTACATATACTTACCGATTCCACAAGTAATTACAGATAATACTTCTGTAAGTTATGCTCAGGATACACTGAATCCACTACAAGTTGTTGGACTAAAAGCAGCATCTGGATTAATTAGTGATCCCGCAGGAGCTGTAGCTGCTGGTGCTAATGCAGCACAGGATCTAATAGAGTCTGCTACTGCTCTTGATGGCACTACTGCAAAGTTAATCAATACAGCATTAGCAGGAAAAGCAGTCAATCAACTTGGTGGTAATGTTAACGCAACATCACTGATTACAAGATCCACTGGTCAAGTCTTACAGTCCAATATGGAACTGTTATTTGATGGACCAACATTGAGATCTTTCCCATTCGTCTTTGATTTCACTCCAAGAAATTATGATGAAGGTCAGATGGTGAAGAAAATTATCAGAACCATCAAACAAGCAATCCTTCCAAAGAATGGAGATAAAGGAGTTTTTATCAACTCTCCAGACTTATTTCAACTTCAATATATTACAGCAAATGGTCAAGATCATCCATTCCTGAATAGATTTAAAATTGGAGCAATGAGTGATATTTCCGTCAACTATGCTGCTTCTGGAACTTACGCAACATATTCTGATGGAACACCAGTTCATATTCAAATGTCACTAACATTTAAAGAACTCAATCCAATTTACGCTGAAGATTTTATTAATAGTGATGCAGATGGAACACCAGTAGGAGGTGTAGGATACTAATGGGTTACTTCAGAGAACTACCAGACATTTTTTATCAGTCGAATCTTTTACATAAAGTATCGTCTCAAGAATATGTTGTAATCAAAAATCTTTTCCGCAAAGTAAAGATTAAGGATTGGATTTTAGATAATGTTGCTTTCTTTGAAAAGTACAGAATAGAAGATGGAGAAAGACCAGATACTATCGCAGAGGAGTATTATGGTTCTCCAGACTATGATTGGATTGTTATATTAACGGCAGGTATCACCAATATAAAAGAAGAGTGGCCATTAAGCAACTACGATCTTTACAGATATGTTGAAGACAAATATGGACTGACAGAAATCAATAACGTCCATCATTATGAAACGATTCGAGTTGAAGATAATAGAGGGAGATTAATTTTACCTGCTGGTCAAAGAGTTGATGCAGGATTTACAATTCCTACACCATATGATGCATCAGCAACAAACTTCTATGTTGGTGTGAGACCAGAATCAGATAATATTGATTATAGATCAGTTAATAGTAATATCAGTCCTGTAACTGGTATCTCTAACTATCAATATGAAGTCATAAAAAATGAGGCAAAATCGGAAATCAACTTAATGAAACCGATTTACCTCCAACAGTTCTTAAATGATATGAGAACTTTAATGAATTACAAGTCTAGTTCTCAGACTGTAGATAAAAGACTAATTACCACTGAGAATACTAGACTTATCGAACCATAAGAGTTCTAGACTCTTATCAAAGATCATTACATATCGGTGTTTGCGAGACCGATCTCTCCATTCACCCTCTGCATCTCCAATCTTTCCTCTGGAATGTTTGGTGCCGTCTGAAAAATAAAAGTCCTTTTTTGGGTCTGATAGACCACAATACTTAAAATTACAAGCGCGATAGATTGTACCACCATGATGCTCGCTATCAGCGTATGAAATAATCGCTCGGACTTTTGTTTCTTTTCTAAGTTGCTTAATCGCTCTGCTAACGAACCAAGAAGTAATATTGTACTCTTCTTGCTGAGTTTCAGGGTGGATGCAAAGTCGTGAAAGTTCAAATAACCCCTCTTGTTCATTTCTCTCTAGACCAAATGCTCCTTGTGCTATTTCAGGAACAGGGAGACCTGTAAAGATACAGACTCCCTGAATACCACCAATGTTTAGTGGGCAAAAATCATTGCCTTTGAATAGACCATAATTATAACCCGACTTAAATCCTTTGGAGATATCTTTCAAGTAATGATACCGCAGAAGTAAATCTGCGGCATCGGATTTAGTCACACGGTCTATTGTGTAATCGGACTTCACTTGAACAATAGATTAAAATATGCCGCCACAACTAATAGGGTGAGGCAGATCTGATTGTACTTCACTCTTCAGCAAGTTTAGCGAAGTACGAGAGTGCATCATCATCTTCATCGGTAGAAGAAGCACTCGAAGCAACGATGTCTTCTGCGTTGAAGTCACCAGGGGTAGAGGTCACTGCGGGAGCAGTGCCACGGTTAGAAGCACGGAAGTCTTCTTCCGCCTCAACAGTTTCCTGATCTTGGAAACGAGGAGTACCCTTGTTACCCAGAACATAGTCCAGGCGGGTCTTCAGAGCATCGTAGTCTTTGAACTGATCACCAGCAACGAACTCTTGGAGAGAAGATTGCTTCTTCCAGATTGCTTCCATTGCGTCATCGTCGTCCAAGAGTGCGCTTTGGGCAGCGAACTCAGAAGAATCGTAGTTACGATAACCTGCAACGTTCTTTGCTTTCAGTTTGAAGTTGGCACCTTGCCAGAAGTCAAACGGATCGATTGCTTCCTCATCCTCAAACTCAGGTTGCATAGCAGCAGTGAGTTTGTCAAAGATCTTCTTGCCATACTTGTACAGCATGACACGACCTTCATTCTGAGGGTTAGCAGGATCTTTCACAACGTAGATGTTGCTGATGTAAGTCAGTTTACGCTTCTGCTTACGAGCAGCATCTTTACCTGCATCAGTGCCGTTGTTCCACAGCATAGAGTTGTACTCAGACACAGGATCTTTCTGACCCAAAGTAGTCAGAGAGTTTTCGATGTACCAACCACCAGGACCTTGGAAGGCGTGGGAGTACAGTTTCACGAAGGGAAGATCTTCGCTGTCGGGTGCTGGGAGGAAACGGATAACGGCATAACCATTGCCGCTCTTATCACACTCCAGTTTCCAGAAACGGTCGTCAGAAGAACCACCGTTGTTGTTCATTTTTTCTACTTCCTTGACTAGTTTTTGAGTCAGGGAGCCCAGCTTAGATTGCTTTTTAAGGTCTGCGAAAGACATTTAGATTACCTCGGATTGAGTTGGATTTGTTGGATTTGCTTGGATAGTATAACAAGAAAACCGTCAGGCGTCAACGTATTTTTTGAGTGCCTCGATGGTTGCATTCATACTATTAAAAAGCATGGTCATGTCGGTTTCAGGGGGGAAACCCATCATAGCGACTGACTTGCGGAGATTCTCTTTCATTTCAACCGCTTTAGGATCGTCCGAAAGAGATAACCTAGTATACATCACTCTTTGCTTTTCTAGCAAGTCCTGAAGTATTTCGATGTGCTCAAGTTTTTCATCCTTAGCCATCATACCAAACCCAAAGAGAGATCCGTAGATTTTCTCTTGGAGTTTATTAATTTCACTCAGTTCATCCTGAATGATTTCGGAATCGAAAAAATCACTCATGCACAAGTTCCCGCAGTATCTTTTTATATTTGAATACGTCAATATTTATGAAGGGTCCATATTTTCTTAATTTTAGACTGACGGTTTCCCACACTGGGTCAGTCAACTTCTTATCAAAGTTCTTAGAAAAATGGAAAATTTTGTCGTAGATGACGAAGTTTTCTAGTGATAATCTCCCGCTTAGATACTCTTTCAGAAGGGTAGGATGGCCTTTGGAACAATCGAACAGTTTCGAGAATTCGTTCTCCGAGAACAACTCGTTGCTTTGTTCTTTGAACAAGTAGGTCGAACTCTGTCTCCGTTTTTTCCATTCGGCGTAAGTCCTTTCGCCAGAATTGATAATTTCTCCAATCCATAGGTTCTGTGGGTTATCGGCGGAAGAAAAGTTAGATACCAAAAAATCAACGACCTCTTCATCAGAGTATTTGCGAGAGGTCTTCTCGAACCAATACTTGTCTTTCCTCTTATTAAAAGAGGTCACACTAGCACGGGTTTTTGCTCCGTATTTGAAGAAGTCGTATTTGGGATTTGTAAAATGATTTTTTAGTGACAAATAATGTTGATAAGTTTCAAAGGGTGTCACGATCATAGAGGAAGTTTTGCTCTTGAAGTTCGCTTCATAAAGTTGAGGCGGGTTGCATCCCACTTCAGTTTCTCTTTAAGAGGTTTTGAAACGAGTTTGGTTACTGAGTCTACCTCAAGTTCATTAATTTCGCAATAGTGTACGATAGCATCAATGTAGTTGAGTTTTTCGTCAACAACAATCTTTTCGATCTCCAAAGCAAACTTTGAAGGTGTCAAGAATTTACTCTCAATCGCCTTTTCTAGTTCTTTATTAGGTTCCATAGAGTTCCAGTTTATCTCTAACAAACTTTCTAATGTATTCTGTGAGAAGTTTGATGTACTTTGATTTGTCTCTTTCTTCATAAACGACGCATTCTCCATTTTCACATGCCATGATAATTACAAGTTTTTTGACTGAGATGCCAGTCAATTCGTACAGCATACAACCATATGCCATGCACTGTACAAAATAGTGATCAATCCACTCTCGTGGTTTGGGTTTAGCTGAAGTCTTGAAATCGATTATAGCTAACTCGCCGTCGTATTCAGCGATACAATCTACTGTACCAGCAATTCCTAATTGCTTACTATATAGCGAACCTTCAAGGGCGTGTATGTTATTTATACGATTCAGGTTCTTTTTAGAAATTTTGAATAGGAAGTCAGAGATGGGTTGAACCTTTGGCAGTTCTTCATTTTTAAGATGGTATTCAACCAAAGTGTGCATATCCGTACCACGACTTGTGGCACGTTTCGTGATACGATCTGCCTCTTCATTACCAACTCGCTTACGCCATTTGACAAAGATCTCCTTATTAAAATGACTGGTCACCGACGTAATGGAGACCAGTCGCAGGAGTTCTTCTTCGTCAGGAACAGAGTAATATCTTACTCCATCAATTGTCTCCCTCTCAAGTTGAGGAAGATTCACATCAACATGATTAAACATCAAAAACCAGATTCCATTTTTGCGACAATGTATTCTTTGACAAGTCCAGAACGAACAATATCGTCAACACCAAACTCTATTATATCAAATGAGTCCATTTTACGCAAGATGCTAAGAAAATCAATGATACCATTCTTTTCTTTATCTTTCTGTAAGTCAGACTGACGTGCATCACCACAGAAACAGATCTTGGTATTTTCACCAACACGAGTGATAATACTATCAAGTTCGTGGAAGTTCAGATTCTGAAACTCATCCACAATAACAATAGCGTTATCAAGTGTAGTTCCACGCAAGAATGAAGTAGACCAGAACTTGATAGATTCCTGAGACTTCAGGTTTCCATACAACATTTCAAAGTCAGCATCACTAGGCATCTGGAACATATACTTCACCATATTCTTATAAGGAATCTGGTAGATATCTGCCTTATCTTCATGGGATCCAGGAAGAAAACCAATCTCTCTAGTCGCTACAAGAGAGCGTACAAGGTAAATACGCTCGTATGGTGTATTTTCACTTAAAACGTCTCTGAGAGCATTGTAGAGCGTGATAAAGGTCTTTCCTGTACCAGCACAACCATAAGCAACAATATGCTTACCCTCATTATAAGACTCAAAAAGTTGTTTTTGATTATCTGACAGTGGATCAATATCAACCAGGTAGTCCTGACTGAGCGGTTTCTTCCGCTTCATCTGCTTTGCCGTGAGTCCAACCCCAATAGGTTGCTCTGCAGATGCTCTTTTTCTTCTTGGCATACTAAATCTTCTTTACTCTAGAACCAGGTTGCTTTGCTGCTTTTCCAAGGACATCATTCCACCCAGGATTTCTAGAGATTAGTTTATTCTGCCAATCTCCAACTTCCTGAGCAGATGCACATCCCTTACTCCAATCCTTATCCCAATCGGGATTGTTTTTACGCCATTGCTCATAATCAGCAATAGTCATACTCAATTCTTTCTCTTCCCCAGTCTTATTATTCTTTACAGGATACGTTGGCATAATACTAAACTCAAGGTGATTTATTTAGACCCATTCAAGGGCTTCAGCACAGGTGGGAAATTGTTCAATAAACACTTTCTTACAACCCTCTGCAAGATCCATATGCTCTTTCTGAGTACCATTAGCAGTCCTCAGATTGATATAATGGATCCATGACCGACAAGAACCGGACATATAGATTCTTGTAGGCGTGGCGAGTGGAAGCACAAAACGTGAACACTCCTTTGCGATTCCCATATCAAGCATTGATTGGTAGAGTACCATTGCTTCATCGAAGTGCTTTCTCATTTTAATTTCAAACTCTTGCTTGACAAAAGGATCAATATCATCAATAGAGTTTTGACGATTCTTGGTATCCTGACGACGAAGTTCTGGGAGAGGAATCGTATCCGCAAGCATTGAACTATCAGCGTAGCGTTGCGAAAATTCTTGATATGTGAACGAACGGTGCCGGAGCACTTGAGC